CGTATCTCCTTCGATTATTCCCCCGATTTTCAGACGTTATTCGTAAATCTCCATCGAGTATTTACCAACTATTGGATTCTGCGTTCACAGCGCCCGGACGAGTCGTTCGTTACGGATGCGCCCCTTTAGATTGTGACCCTTTTTCTTTGGATTCTAAGCAAAGTATCCTTTCTTTCTCTAAACAATACTTAAATTATGTTGATAATTATGGAAAAGAATTTAATGACCGAAATGTTTTCTCTCCTAAAGCGAAACTGCCTCCTGGTGATATCCTTATTATGTCTGAATGTCGTCTGTACGATGGTGTTGATATGGAAACTACTCATCGTATCTCCCGTGTCTATCGCTTTTTCCTCGGAATTAAGAAATTTATTCTCACTTATTCATCAGATGGAGATACAAGACTCTTCTTGTCCTTCAGCGCTCCTGGAGGAGAATACATTGGCCGAGAGAGATTCTTGCGTATCATTTCCGATAAAATAGTTAATTTTTGGAATCGTTATGAGTACAATCGTCTTGTTGATTTTTATCAGACTTTAGAGGATTCTAATGATAAGGATTTGGTTGATTTTGAACTTCGTAACTATTCTTTTCGTTATGATAGGTCTGTTCTTGATAAGGAAAAACCTTATAATGAATTACCTCTTGTTCGTCGTTTGACTGCTGCGTCATTGATGAAATGTCGAGATAAGGTTAAACACAAAAAGGCTAATGATTTGTTTGGCATTTTTTCTTATCAGGATTGATTTTGTTTTATTTTTAATATTTTTTATTTTTATGGCTTCTTACACTGGAATGTCCAATCTCCAGAATCACCCTCACCGTTCTGGATTTGATATTGGACGTAAAAATGCGTTTACTGCGAAAGTTGGTGAGCTTCTTCCCGTCTATTGGGACATTTCTATGCCTGGTGACAAGTATAAGTTTAGCGTTGAATACTTTACCCGTACTCAGCCTGTTGAAACTTCTGCTTATACTCGGTTGCGTGAATACTTTGATTTTTATGCTGTTCCCTTGCGTCTTCTTTGGAAGTCTGTTCCTTCTGTTTTGACTCAGATGCAGGATATTAATCAGATTCAAGCGTTGTCTTTGACACAGAACTTGTCGTTGGGTTCTTATTTGCCCTCTTTGCCTCTTTCCGTTCTTGTTACTGCTTTGAGCAACCTTAATGGTGGTAGTAATAATCCTGGTTATTCTAAAGGCTTATTTAATATGTTTGGTTTTAATCGTGGTGATTTGTCTTTTAAGCTTTTGAATTATCTTGGTTATGGTAATATTATTCGTTCTAATCCTTCTTCTGGTTCTCGTTGGTGGTCTACTTCTCTTAAAAACTCTGATGCATCTTCTAATTACACTCAGGCTTATATACAGAACACTGTTGTGAATCTTTTTCCTTTACTTGCTTATCAGAAAGTTTATCAGGATTTTTTCCGCTGGTCTCAATGGGAGAATAGTAATCCTTCTTCTTATAATGTAGATTATTATACTGGTGTTACTCCGTCTCTCGTTTCGGCTTTACCTGATTCTAATTCTGATTATTGGAAATCTGATACAATGTTTGACCTCAAGTATTGTAACTGGAATAAGGATATGCTAATGGGTGTTCTCCCGAACTCTCAATTTGGTGATGTTGCCGTTGTTAATGTTGATTCCGCTTCCATTTCTGATGTTGTTTTGGGTAAAGGTTCTTTAACAAGTCCCGTCGGTGTTGCCTCTGCTGTTTCTTCTAACACTGCACCAGTTCCTTTCTTTGCTCTTCAAGCTTCTGCTTCAAAGACTCTCCCTATAGGTTCTACTCTTCGTGTCGATTTTACCTCATTGAAATCTCAATTTACAGTTCTTGCTCTTCGTCAAGCTGAAGCCCTTCAGCGTTGGAAAGAAATCAGTCAATCTGGTGATAGTGACTACCGTGAACAGATACGTAAACATTTTGGTGTGAACTTGCCTCAAGCTCTTTCCAATATGTGTACTTATATCGGAGGTATTTCCCGTAATCTTGATATCAGTGAGGTTGTAAATAATAACCTTGCTGCTGAAGGCAATACTGCTGTTATTGCTGGTAAAGGTGTTGGTGCTGGTAACGGTTCTTTTACCTATACTACCGATGAGCATTGTGTTGTTATGTGTATTTATCATGCTGTTCCTTTGCTTGATTATACAATTACTGGTCAAGACGGTCAGTTGCTTGTAACTGATGCTGAATCTCTTCCGATTCCTGAGTTTGATAATATTGGTATGGAAGTTCTTCCTATGACGCAAATTTTCAATTCTCCCAAAGCTTCCATCGTTAATCTGTTTAACGCAGGTTATAATCCTCGTTATTTCAATTGGAAAACCAAGCTTGATGTTATTAATGGTGCTTTTACCACTACTCTCAAATCTTGGGTTTCTCCTGTTACTGAATCTCTTCTTTCTGGATGGTTCGGTTTTGGTTATAACGAAGGCGATGTTAATCAAAATAATAAGGTTGTCTTGAATTATAAGTTCTTCAAGGTTAGTCCTTCTGTTCTTGACCCTATTTTTGGTGTTAATGCTGACTCTACCTGGGATACTGACCAGTTATTGGTTAACTCTTATATTGGTTGTTATGTTGCTCGTAATTTGTCTCGTGATGGTGTACCTTACTAATTTTTGTTTTGATTATGATAGGAAAATTTAATTCTTTGGAGTGTCTGGAACAAGGTTCTGGACTTATTCCTAATGTTGAGCCTGATGCTTTTGCAGTTGCTCCTGAATTTGATTGTACTGAGGAGCTTCGTGTAGAAATTGATGATACTGACGAAACTCGTCCAGTTCGTTATACCTCTGATGTTCGTTTGATTCTTCATACTAAAGACTTGGCTTCCCGTGCTGGTCTTGCTATTGCCTCTAAGTTTGGTCAAAGTAAACAGTCTGCTTCTCAGATTCAGCAGATTATGGACAACATGTCTGATGATGACCTTTTGGCAACGGTTCGTTCTCGTCACGTTCAGGCCCCCTCTGAAATTATTGCTTGGTCTAAAGATTTGTCTGCTTATGCTGCAAATCTTGAGTCCCAAGCTCAAGAATTGATTGATGCTGAAAACGCTAAACAAGAAGCAGAAAAAGCGGCTGCTGCTTCCGCTGATACTGCTTCCTCTGAATAATGGGTCTTCTTGGTTCAATCGCTGGTGGTCTCCTTGGCATTGGCTCTTCTGCAATTCAAAATTCGCAGAATAGACAAAATGTCAGGGAAACTAACCAGATGAACTATAAGATAAATCAAATGAATAACCAATTTAACGAGCGTATGGCTATGCAGCAGCGCGATTTCCAGGAAAACATGTGGAATAAGGAGAACGAGTATAATACTGCCTCCGCGCAACGTCAACGCCTCGAAGAAGCTGGTTTAAACCCTTATTTGATGATGAACGGTGGTTCAGCTGGTGCTGCTCAGTCTGTTGGTACTGGTGCTTCTGCCTCTTCTGCCGGTTCTGCTGTTATGCAGCCTTTCCAGGCTGATTATTCAGGCATTGGCTCCTCTATTGGTAATATTTTCCAATATGAGCTTATGCAGTCTGAAAAATCTCAGTTGCAAGGTGCTAGGCAACTTGCTGATGCCAAGGCTATGGAAACCCTCTCTAATATTGATTGGGGCAAACTTACTGATGAAACTCGTAATTATTTGAAGTCTACTGGATTAGCTCGTGCTAAACTTGGTTATGCTAAGGAACAACAGGAAGTTGATAATATGGCAATGACAGGTCTTATTATGCGAGCTCAGCATTCTGGTATGCTTCTCGATAATGAAGCTAAAACTATTATGAATAAGTATCTTGACCAACAACAACAACTTGATTTGAATGTTAAAGCTGCGGATTATTATCAGCGTATGTCTTCTGGTTATCTTTCTTATGCTGAAGCTAAAAAAGCTATAGCTGAAGAGGCTTTAGCTTCTGCTCGTGCGCGTGGTCAGAATATTTCTAATAAGGTTGCGGAGCGTATTGCTGAGTCTCAAATTGCTGCTAATATTGCAGCTAACGAGTCTGCTGCTGCTTTTCATAAGGAAGAACTCAAGCTAGGTCTTCCTCAAGATAATGCTCGCAGTAGGAATATTGAAGAATGGTATCGTTCTCGAAATGAAAAGAAAAAGTATAAGTATTTTGATTCTGATAAATGGGTAGATTATGGTACCAGTATTGGTAATACTATAGGTAATTTCTTACCTCATAGAGTTATTAGTACACGCCATTGATTTCCCATACTTCTTTTCGTTTTTCCTTCCCGGTCCGTAGTGATACGTGCCGGGTTTTACTGTTTGGAGTAACTTCTGGCAACCGCGCACAGCGCGGTTATACACCTCCTGAATTTCGGGAGACCTCGTCGACTGAAATCAGAGCCGTTAGGCTATAGTACTGCCATCCTTTAAGCTTGCCGTTTGCAACGCGTAAGCAATTTTTCGGAGAGCTTCTCTCTTCCGTCGCTGCTATACACCCTGTCGCTTGCGACCCCGTTTGGCCGATTTACTTAAAACGATTCAAGTCCGTAGGAAGAAGAATCGTCTAAGTGATGAACGCAGTGAAGAACGCGTGAGCACAGCGAACATAAAAATCAGGATTCCTTAAGGTCTCTGTATATTTGGCGAAGCCTACATGAGTTTGCCCGAAGGGAAAGCGATTTACCTCATCGCTTTCAGCCCCTCCTTGTCTTATATACGCAAACTCACAGACTAGTCTGCCACCCATATAGCTTATATTTATTTATGTTAAAAATATATGCGTTTATTTGCTCTTTTCAAAATTTTGTTTTTATCTTTGTTTCGTCTTTAAAATCAATGTCTAATTAAAATTTTAAATGTTATGGAAAAGTATTATTTGTGTTCTATCCAATCAAAGACAAATCCTGGTCAGAATGAAACTGTTCTTGTTCTCGTTGAGGACATTTCTGAATTTGTTTCTTCGCATCTTCGTCCTGATTGTTTGCTTATCGTTTCTCATTGTTCAACCTTTAAAGCGATTTCTGATGAAAAGTGAAACTAAATCTAAAATTTGGTCTGCAATTATTGCAGCTGCTGTCAGTCTTCTTACGTCTATTGCTCAAATTTTTTCGTAAGTCATGAATCCAGAGTTAATGAACTTTATTGAATTGCTTCTTCGTTCGAATATTCATTTTTCTGTTACTTCTGCTCTTCGTTCTTCAGCAGAGAATCTTGCGTGTGGAGGTTCTAAGACCTCTCAGCATTTAACTGGTGATGCTGTTGATTTGAAGCCTCTTGATATTTCAGTGGATGATTTTCTTTTGCGAATCAAGAAGTCTGGTTTTAAATTTGACCAACTTATAAAGTATCGAACTTTTATTCATATTTCCTTTGCTCGTGGTCGTAAGCCCCGTCAAATGGAACTTAATTTTACTGATAGAAAATAAAATATAAAGATTGAACTTAATTTTATTGATATAATATGATTACTAAAGAATTGCAGAATAAGTTAGTGACTCGTTGTCTGAATCCTCGTACGGTTGTCAACAAATATACTCATGAGTCTATTGTTGTTTCTTGTGGCTCTTGTCCCTCTTGTGTTCTTCGTCGTTCTGGTATTCAGACTAACCTGCTTACTTCTTATTCTGCTCAATTTCGTTATGTATATTTTGTTACTCTTACTTATGCTCCTTGCTTTCTTCCTACTTTGGAGGTTTCGGTTGTTGAAACTTGTTCGGATGATATCGCGGATGTGTCTTGCTTTCCCGATATTAATCACTTGGACGCTGGTGACTCTAATACTTATTTGTTTGGTTTTCGCAGCGTTCCTCGTTCCGCTTCTGTTAAGATAAAAAACTCTACCGTTGAACGTGTTTTTAAAGACCCAGAGATAAGTTTTACTTATCCTATGAAGCCTAAGGAGTTACTCTCTATTTTGTCTAAGATTAACCATAATATCCCTAATAGGATTCCTTATGTGTGTAATCGTGACCTTGATTTATTTTTAAAACGTTTAAGAAGTTATTACCCAGATGAAAAATTACGTTACTACGCTGTATCAGAATACGGACCCGCAAGCTATCGCCCGCATTGGCATTTGTTATTGTTTTCCAATTCCGAACGATTCTCGGAAACTGTTCTTGAAAATGTATCTAAGGCTTGGGCTTACGGACGTTGTGATGCGTCATTGTCGAGAGGATTCGCAGCACCGT